CACATAGCCATTCTCATAAACACTGAAGGGTAACCGATATAACGGCCTTCGCCTTCTAATGTGTAGAACACAAAATCATCTGAAATGAATAAAGTTGTATTAGGATCAATATTAGACATAAAACTATTATATATTAAACTTCGTAAATTGCACTATTACCTTCATGTTCCCAGACTTCTACTCGAGTACACCAGCAACGACCATCAGTAAGGTCATCAACGTACTCATTAGCTAAGTTGTGACACAATTCAGCAAAACGCTCAATACCAACACCATCTTCAAGTACTACTAGATCAATCATTCTACGCTTCTCTAAGTCTTTAAACGTATCGATTTCAGGATCTTTAGCCCATACAACGGTTTTATGATCGAAGAGCTCTTCGAGGCGTATTTTAAGGTCTTTAAGAGAACCGAAATCTACTACCCAATTATTATTATCGAGATGCTCGCATGTAAACCAGAACTTAGCTGATAAACGATACCCATGAACAAGTTTGCAGTGACTTTTCGCGTAGGGTTGACGAAAGGCTGCGCTACCTAGCGGTATGACTTTAGTTGATGTAAATTTACCCATACCTTATAGTATGGTATAAAATAAAAAACTCAAGCTAAATTAAATCTTTTGTGTGCTTGCCAATCCACTTTTCCAGGATTGATGGTTTTATATCTGGTGGGGTTGAAATAACCGCATTACTTTCATCGTTTGAATCAAACAAATATCTTTGTATTTCTCTTTTTTCTTCCTTACTTGGTATATTAATATAAAGTTTTGCTCTTTTACCTTTTACTACAGTATTACCAGCTAAAGCTATATCTACACAGTTAACTAACACATATTCATTGACAATATCGTAATTTGCTAACAAATCGATAAACTCTTCTTTGTTTTTAACAGATTTAAAATACAAAAATAATGGAACATCATCGCTGTTATAACATTTGTTTTTGTATTTTAATACCACGCAAATATTTACCATCTTTGTAAATAATAATATGGCTGCACGTAAAAATATTATAAATATTAAAGAAGCTGTGGATTTACCCCCTCCCCCACCAATCCGTTTTAACGTGCAACAACCACCTGCTATGGTATCTTACCAGCAGTATCACAATAGTCAGTTTCAACTAACTCCAGATTTTATCAACTACATTAAAAGCGTAGAGAACGGAGTTAAAGCAGGTTTTAAACACGGTATGTGGCATCCTCATAAAAGTGTAGAGGGTGGTACAGATACTATTGCATATGGTCATAAACTTCACCCAGGAGATAACTATTCACGTGGTATAACCGATGCTCAAGCAACAGAACTACTAAAGAAAGATATTACAGCTGCAGCAGACAGAGCGAAACAGATTACTAATTTCAGATTCGGTCAAGGTGCTTGGGAGCGTCTTGATAATACTAAAAAAGAGATGTTAACTGATTTCGCTTTTAACGGTGTGTTAGCAAAGTTCCCAAAGTTTCTAGACGGGGTTGTAACAGGTAATGATAATGAAGTAAAAGCACAGTACATACGCCATGTCAATGGCAAAGAACTAACAGGCCGTAACCAAGCTTTTGCTAACAGATACTTAAATTAAGCTTTACCCGCTAGTTTGTTAAGTACGTCCATAATACCACCTGGTTTATCTTTATTTTCCATGGTGACAGGCATGGTTAATACTTTAACATCGTTTTCATCTACCGAGTTTGGGTTATTACGAACATTCATAATAGCATCTTTAGCTATATCTAATAATTCGGTTTCCCAGTTCTTAATTTCAGTAGGAGAACGATCTGCAGCAGTGTCGTTGCCTGGTGCAGCTTGAACAGGACCACCGTCTTGAGGTAACCCAGCAGCAGGTGCTTGAGGTTGAGCTGTAGCAGGTGCAGGTGCTACATCTGCTTCTAAAAGTTTACGAAATATACCCTCTGCTATTTTATCAAATTTTTTCATATTATGTAGCAGGTGTTACGCCTGAAGGAACACTAACACCAGAAGTACCACTTACACCACCAGCAGCTGTGCCAGCTTGTGCAATCTTCTGCAGTAAAGTTTGAAGCTTAGTAGGATCTTTTAAAGCGTCAGGACCATCAGGGTGCGCCATTAATGCTCCGTAAAGTTGCGTGTCATAGTTGGTCTTAGCTGTATTAATACCGCTTACCCCTTGTGCAACACCTTGAGCAAGATCTTGAGGGTTTACATCTTCAGAGATCTGATTTAATAATGTTAAAAACTTACTTTTTGGCTTCATTTCAATATATTTACGACTTTTTTGCATATTTGCACTTGATTTTATTTGGCAATAAAGTAATATAAAGTGTCGTCGGTTTAAGGAGTATACCACATACAATAGAAATTATATGTTAATGTTTGTGGACTCAGGAGCAGAGCTCCTTCGTCTCGTCTTGCAGACCTTTTACACAGTTCGCTGCGCTCACTATATATTTAATATATAGTGAGAAATCCGCTCATGGCTTAAATGTGGCTGTTAGTGCTTCCAGCCCGAATTTTGTGCAAAACCGTTTAATTTTATTAAAACTATACTTGCTATAATCGATGGAATAGCGAAACTCCTTGAGCTCGGTAGTTACTTCTGTGTATTCCGCAGTATTTTTGTCTACTAATGCAGTATTATATGGTTTATCGGTAATATAAAGTAGTATTGGGAAACACTTCCTAACTTCTTTCGTAAAGTTTAAAATATCCGTATTGCAAGTATTTTTATTTATCCAAAATATAGTGTTCTTCTTATGCTCTAGTTTGGAATATTCTTTTAATAATGTAGATAACGTAAAATAGTGTACAAGTTTAAGATAGTCTTGTTTGGGTAAACTATCATACGTTATAATATTATATTTTAATAATTCAGCTTTAAACAATGTTTGAGCTTCTGATTCAATCTGATTGAAATCAGCTAGATAAAGATTGTATTTGAGTTCTTTGAGCTGCATTATTAGTTATTGTACTGTTTTTACTCTCTAATGCAAGCTTTTTTAACAAAGCGTCTGGAGCTCTTCCAATGCGACAGTTTATAATGCCGTTGTAATAACCTTCTTTAAGCAATACATCGTGATCAAACTGTATTTTAGCTTCATAATATGCCAGTTCAAACTTACTATCGCAAAACTTTAATATTTCAAACGCAAACTTATCTTTACCGAGCGTTTCAATATCTTTGTTGACATCATTAGAAGATGACGTGTATGTCTTCCAATCTGTTTCTATGTCGAAATGTCTTTTGTTTTTTCTTCCTTTGAGAGGTTTAAGCTTTTTAACGCTTTTAATCTGCTTTTTACCGAAATAGACCTTACCACTGACCATGTTTGTAATACGATAAATAAAACCGTAAGGCAAAATATTGTTGTTGAAAGCTTCATTTGTTGTCCAGTGACCTAAGTCCATGCACCCTACTTACATCCCTTTTGGAAATGTTCTACGTTGTAACGGAAGCAACGGCTGAGCCTCGCCATTCATCTTTTTCTTTTTATTTTTCTTAGGTTTCTTACTGTTAGCACTACCCCATATGTTTCTTGCATCTCCTGGGGCGTAAAAATCGCTTGATTGTCCAGTTACAGGGGCATGAGCTTGACCTGCACCAAAAGTGCTACCAGTTGTCATGTCTTCTAAAAGCTTAGTATACAAAATATTAAAGTTTTTCACGTAGATTTATTAAATTTATACTATATACTTAGTAAGACTTATGGACTTACTAGATGTAGATAAAATTATTAGTAACTTTCAGGCTGAACTTGTTAGTGATATTAAAATGGATGAACTCACTATCAAGGAAAAAGCCATGCTTGCACCTACCACTAAACATAAATGGGTTGCAAGAACCACTCAATACAAAAGTACGCTTTTAAAGCTAGAACATACTAAGAAACAAAAGATAAAAGCAAAGATAGTCAACTCTCCTGTTGCTCTATCTAAAGTAGCTAAGGACGAAATTGTATACAACGACGATGAAGTCACATCAATTAATGCTTGTATTGATCAAGTAAAAGTAATCTTAGAGTATCTTGAAAAAATAGAAAAACTAACCGGTTCGTTAACGTACGACTACAAAAACGTAATAGACCTACAAAAACTTGAAACAACATAATGGTAGTTGAGTTCCAATATGACCCGAAGCGTAAGGAAGTAAGAATCGTTTCAGATTACCTTCCTAATATTAAAGAGCACTTTAGTGTTAAGAGTCCAGCTGCTCGTTTTAATCGCTTTCAACGGTTCATGCCTCAACGCATTTATGCTATTACCCCAGCCGGGTACTGTGGGGTCGGGTTAGTACCAGGTATTATAGAGTTTTTAAACAATCAGAATATACCTTTTGAAATTAAGGTTAATCAGGAGTATAAAGACATTGTACAAAAGACTCATATACTGGATCCTGATAGATTTAAAACTTTAAATAGTGAATTTAAGCTTAGAGATTATCAAGAAACAGCAGTTAGTAAAGCGTTAGACAATGGTTACGGGGTAGTGGAACTAGCGACCGGTGGTGGTAAGACAATAATTATAGCTAATTTAGTATATGCTGCATTACATCAAATTGAACCTACTGAAAAGATACTAATAGTTGTTCCAGATTTAGGGTTAGTGTCACAAACTCATAAAGACTTTACTTCTTACAATTTTCCTATGGAAATAGTGAGTAAATGGACAGGTAATACCGAGCTAGACCCTAATGCACGGGTTATTATTGCTAATATGGGTATATTACAGAGTAAAAACTCAGATATTAGCTGGTTTAGTAAAGTAGGCTTACTAGTTGTAGATGAGTGCCATAAACTACGTAGAGGTAATAAGGTTTGTAAACTACTTGACAAGGTACCGACATTAAGACGTATCGGTTTTACAGGTACGTTACCAGAAAACAACATTGATACATGGAATATTAACAACTTTATTGGTCCGGTTATATTTAAAAAAACAACTACCGAGTTAAGAGAAGCAGCTGGTGGAGAGTATATTGCTAATGCACAATGCTTAGCTATTAAAATCGATTATGATTTTAAACCAGACTATACCGCGGTTGCTTCAGCTCAGAGGTATTTGTTAGAACTAGATTACATACACAATAGCAAGTTTAGAAACAAAGTAATCAGACAACTAGCTCATAATTTTAAAAATAATTGTCTTATTCTTATTGATCATATAGCTCACGGAGATAATCTTTATAGAGAACTATCCACATTAACGGATAAGCAAGTATATTTCATACAGGGTAGTGTAGAGGTGGAAGAACGCCGCAGAGTACAGGAAATTATGGAACAACATAATAATGTTGTATGTATTGCCATTAGTAAGATCTTTTCTACTGGCATTTCTATAAAAAACATACATTATATAGTGTTTGCT